CCACCATCGATCCGGAGAATCCCCGTAGGTCGCCGACCCTGCGGTGTCTGCCGTGTTCATCGCGATCACGAAGTTAGGCACCGTGAACAAGATTCGCGCCTTGGGAGCCGTCGCTACCGTCCCGAACGTCCCGCTCGTGCTGTACTGGATGGCCTCCGTGTCGTTCGTCGCCATCGACGTATCACCGAACTGGGCGAACATCCAACGGTTCTCGCTCGATCCCGCGAACGTTCCAGAAGCAGTACCCCACGTCCCGCCAGATAGCTGGAAGATGCGGGTTTGCGTCCCAGCGTAGGTAACGCGGGTGCCGCTGGTCTTCTGCAACACAGCAGCACCGCGACACTCAGCGGCCAAGGCACCTAACCCGGACACCCCCACAACTGAAGGCGCAGACTTCATCCCCCGCTCACTGGGGATCAGTTGTGAGCAGTCAGTGATGACACCCGGAGTTGTCGGGTCCGCATCCGGGGCGAATCCGAGCAGTGGTGTCATGCAGGCCTCACCACCAGTTGACCAGCCCACTTCTTCTCGGCGTTGTCAGCGTTCACCGACCTCATCTCCGTCTCGAAGATCGTTCGATACTTGCTGGCGTTGTCGAAGTCCTTGCAATACACCGCAGCGTGAGTCAGTGTCCCATACAGGTACATGCTCGGGTGATTCGTTAGCAGGGCGTTCGTCGTGTTGGACCCGCTGAGTGGCGTGAAATTCGCCATGTAGGTCATGCTCACCGTTCCCGACTGGTCATCAGCAATCAGGAGCGACCCGCCGCTGATGGTGTACCAGCTCACAATAGAAGGACTGCCAGCGTTGATCCGCGTGAGTTCGTTCGGCGGGACATACTGCAAGGTCCTGTTTGGAGTCCCGGACCAGACCACAGACCGGGCGTGATTGAACCCAGTGGGAAGCGTCCCGGTGCCGTTCGTAATCGTCACGTTTCCCGTCGTCTCGAAGCTTAGAACCTTCATCGTGCGCTGCATTTCTGCTTCGCACAGGTCAATGAAGATGTCGAGCACCGACGTGAGGTCGTTGCGCTCGTAGAAGTCCGCGACCTCGGTTTTCAGCTCTGCATAGGTGGTCGGCATGAGTCATTCCTTTTCACCGGCTTGGCTACTTTAAAAGCCCGAACACCAGACCCAAGATGTAACGAGTGCGCCCTGCGCCACCCCCGAACCTTACGCCATGCGTTTTCGTCCGCGGACCAGCGCGGTTTTTTACCGAACACCGGAGCCCAGTGCTTAGGGGTTTCGATGCGCTGCATGCGGGCAATCTCCCATACCCTATCAGGAGGAAGCCCGCGCGGACCAAAGACAACCCACCATGTATCAGGGCCGGCCGGCAACTCAACAAACCACCTGTTCATGGCTTCCTCGCAACGAACCGCATGTCGCGCTTCGGATTGTGATACATCGCGGCCTGGTGCTCAATGTCCACGAAGCCCAGCATGTCCAGCTTCGAGGCAAGATCGGCGGCCGAATAGCACCAGTGATGCATCATCAGCGGGTCCTGATGGGTCGGGTCCCCAAAGAGCCCGATGATGGTCCTTCTAGGGTCTGGAGCCTTCCCGTCGATCAAGGCGTGACAGTAAGCGGCGATGATCTTGTCCAGACAGGGAAGCTCCAGGACCAGCAGGCCGCCGGGCTTCAGCACCCGTTTCCAATCACGGAGGTACCCAGGAGCCTCCCAATACTGGAAGTGCTCCAAGATGTGAACCGCAAGGATTTCGTCGGCGTGGTCGTCCGGGAACGGCAGCGGCTCCTTCAGGTCGTGTATCAGGTCAGGCTTCTTCACCCCTTCGATGGCTACGGCGTCGATGTTCAGGTACCCATCTAGCACCTTGTCCCCGCACCCGAGGTTCAACCTGACAGGGCCCGCAGCCATAGCGCTCCAATCCGATCCATGCCGTACTCATCCGCCACGTACCTCTGGGCGTCTTTGATGCGCCGCAGCACAAGCTCCCGATGGGACAACACCCAATCCACCCCCGAGGCGATGTCGCCGATGTAGATTCCTAGGTCAGCGTAGGCCGGGAGGTACCCCGCGACCACGAACAGGCCCCTGCGGATGCTCTCAATAGCCCGGTTCCCGCTCTTGGCCATGCTCTTCCCGGTTGGGATGATGACCAAGCCTGCCCGGTCAAACGCAGCGTTCATGGCCTCAGGGGACCATGGGGTGATGCCCTTGGCCGACAGGTTCGTGACGATTTCCAAAGGCCCGATGACTTCGAGCCACGGCATCAGGTCTGGGAGATTCGACTGATGCCCGAACCATAGCAGGTGGTCGTGTACCTTGGCCTCGTGCTCTGGCTGTTCGTAAGGGTCAGGGATGAGAATAGCCCCGCGGCCCGTATACGCCTCGATCAGGTTGCGCATCTCGGCGCTGTTGCAGGTCACCAGGTCTGCCCGCTTGCAAGCCTCTCTGTAGTGCTCGCCCCACTTCCCAGAGAAATGGTCATCGCAGACATCGAAGCAGACCTTCTCGAAGCCCTGCGTTTCCCGGTCCCAGTCCCAGCCGTGCTTGCCGATCACGAGCCAGTCACGACCCTCGCCGACCCCGTTCCTCTGTAGCCACTGGGCCGGCATGATCGACCGATATCGACTGCTGGCAAGGGACGATCCACCGTGGCGGAAAGTGACTTTCATGCCGCCGCGTACTCCTGCTCTTGTTCAGGAATCTCTGTTTCTTTGAGGCAAAGCCACTTAGCAGACTTCTGGCATACGTCGCACTTCATGCCGAGGTCAACCAGAAACCACTTCCCGCTCGGTTGCGTCGTTGTCTTGTGCTCTTCGCACACCTGCCTGCTCCACAGCATCATGGCACCTTGAAAGGTTGAATGTCGTCTAACCGAAGGTCGTTGTTGACCTTCTGCACGATGATCCCGATACCAGCTTTCCCGACCTTTTCGAGCTTGCGAATCTGCTGCTGGCCGAACATCTCCTGATAGTCTTCAAGCGTCCAGCGCCAGTAGTCGTTCGGGTAGTTGTGCCGCAGCTTGTCCTTCGTTGGGGTCGTAACACAAGCAAGACCGCCGACCTTCAGCACCCACCACGAGGCGTTGAGCACTTCTTTCCAGTTCTCGCAATGCTCTAGGGACTCGCAGAGTAGCACCCGGTCGAAGTGCTCCGCAGGGAAGACGGCTGCGAGGTCTTCGGCGTTCATCACCCGATCGACGCCCTTCCCTTCGATGAAGTCGATGCCGATATACTCCCCGGCCCTCTCGAAGTTCTCCCGCGGGGAACCATTCACGTCTCGCGATCCGACCTCTAGGACCCGCTGACCGGTAAGGCACCTGGCAGCGCGGGTGAACAGGAAAACGGCGCCGTTCATCCGGCAGCCTTCGATGCGCGTTTGGCCTTCCACGCTTCGGCTTGCAGGCGGACTTTTAATGGCCGCACGCCCGTTCCAAAGTCAGCATCATGCTTGATCCACTCGAACGCCATATATCCCATGGCAACGGAAGGCAATGCATCATGGTGCGTCCCGGCCGGCACAACCATAGTAATAGGGTCGCCGTTCCTTTCTGTGTACCAGTATTCGCACCCAGGAAACCGCTCAGACAAGCGTTTGATTGCTGTGCCGTAATTGCCTTCGTAAAACTGCACAGCAGCGCCACGCCTCAAGGCTTCTTCATGGTCGCCATTCACAACCACATCAATTTCGCCGTCTCGGTGCTCTTCTGCCCAATACTTCATGGTCACACCTTTCATGCTGCCGTACACCCTGCACACGCGGTGCTTGATACGTCACGGGCCAGATGGGCTTTCCGCAGGTCTTGGTAGGCCTGTGAGTTCCAGCCGGCCATGAAGTCTACTTTCTTGAGGTCGGCCATGACCAGATCGCCGTCGCTTCCGCTGCCAAAACAGCAGGCAGCAAGGTTGCCATCGACCGTGATGTGAGCCTCAGTGAAGACCGCCCAGCATGGGAGTGGTTCTCGCATTGCCTCAAGCCTTCCCGGATTCCCTGGTTGTGGCTTCCACCCGATGGCCTTTGATGCCCCACCCATCCCGTACAGGGGGAGCCAGTAGTGCTCATCGACGTAAGGCCTGACTTCCTCAACCAGGGCCCGCATCTTCTCGCCCTGCTCTCCATCGAAAGCAATGCTCGAAGCGTACAGCCCACAGGAGTAACCGCACTCGTCCCTGATCTCCTTCGCCGCCTTCAGGTTGTCAATGGCCCGGCGCCAGTTCCTCCCGCTGACGTTCGCCACCTCGTGAAGTTGATCTGCGTCAGCGAAGTTCAGAGAGAATTTGAGCGAGTCTAGCCCTGCATCAAAGCACTCCAACACACGAGTCGGCGTCGCCGCGCTCCCGTTAGTGGTCAGGAAGACATAGGGAAAACCTATCGACTTCGCTTCTTCGATAGCTTTTGGCAACCAAGGACATGTGAAGGATTCCCCGATGTAGAAAACGCCCAGTTCTTCCACACCAGAAGACCGAAGATCGCGGATGATCCTGCTGTATAGCGACCGATCCATCATGCCTTTGTTGGGCCTGAGGGACTTCACGCAGAACCCACAACGATAGTTGCAGCTCGCCGTGATCTCGATCTTCGCTGACTTGGGGGCGGGGATCGATTCGCCTAGGTGAGTCTGAGGAATGCGCGTTACCGCATCGATTCGTTGGGTGATGGTCATACCTCCACCACCCCGATTTCATCTCGCGTCCTGATCCACTCGGCGGCGTGGTCGCACTTCGAGTAAGCGGCGATCCCAGGAACCCCTAGCGTGTAGTGAACCAGCTTCGCGTCCGGTAGGTGTTCGTACTCCCCAACCAACCAGTTCCACGTCGCAGGGAGTTCGCCGATCTCGTCTTCTGCAAGCCAGGCAAACCTGTGCAGATGACTCCCCGGCTGCTCGCTCACATATCGAGGAGTGAGCACGCTATTGCTCGGGTGGTTGCAGTTCCACAGCACGAGGCTCGACCAATTCTTACGCGGGTAATCCGGGTTGTGCGTCTCCATGCTGGTGCCGATGTACTTCCGGTGATACTTGGTCCGATAGCTGTGTTGAACCACCATCGCCGCCTTGCTGTCATCGCGCATCCTCCACAGCTCGCTGATGTCCGCCCTACAGAGCATGTCGCCATCTGCGAAGAGCGCCCAGCCCTGAAACTGGCGAAGGTACGGAACCAGGAACCGCGAATAGATGAATGAATTGGAGCCGTCCTTGTGCGTCTCCGTGTAGTCACGCAGCAAGGGCAACGCTAGGGGGATGAACTCCACCGGGTGGGTGGAGTGCTTCACCACCGACTCGGCGAAGACGTGGAACGCCACCGATTCCCGGCGGTCGTGCCCAATGAAGATCGGGATGCTCATTTACCATTCTCTTGATGGTCTGCGGCCAGCTCTCTCCGCTTCTCTGCTTGAAGAGCTTCGCGCTTTGGTACCAGGGCATCGAACCATCAGGGAGCATGTAAATCCAGATGGTCCTGTGAGGGACAAGCACGATGCCGGGCACGCCCAGGGCGCCCGCCGTGTGGTGAGCGGCAGTGTGCACGCCGATCACCATGTCCAATTCGGCGATCAATGCCGCCGTGTCGTCGTAGTCATCAGTCTCGACCGCACGCCGGAAGTGACGCACGTTCAACCCTGATGCCTTGATCTCTTCTCTCGGGTCTTTGTACTGGAGTGACACCCAGTCAGCATCGACCGATTCAATCAGATGCCTCATGGCCTCAAGACCCACCGCCCGCTCTGCAATGCGGTTGCTCTTCGTCCCGCCGGACCAGCAAAGCCCGATCTTCGGTTTTGGCCCCCATGAGTCAAACAAGGCCCGCCATTGAAACCTGCGATCAGGGTCGGCCACGAGGTACGGAGTCCCCGGGCAGTCCTTGGGAGACTTCCTGAAGAAGGCCGGCATCTGCCCCACCGGAAGGCTTGCATCAACCTCTTCGTGAGCCAACCAAGCGACTTCTTTCTGGCGGCGGGTGCCATACACGTGAGCACCAGGAAAGGAGCGTTTGAACAGGCCTTCTAGTCTGTGGTCGCATTCGAGAATCGTCGTTTTGCAAACCTTGATCGCGTCGGGGACACACGAGGCAAACATCACCTCGTCTCCGATACCTTGCTCACCGTAGAACACCACCGCCTGCCCGGGTGTCCCGTCCCAGAAGGTTTCTTCCTTGTACTGGTTCTGTTTTCGGAACTTGCCCCCAACACTCGCTAGGTAATTCTGGAAGCCCTCTTCCCACTCACCCCTAGCCAATTGACACAGGGACAGGGTAGATTTCGCCGCCTTGCTCGTGGGCTCGATCTGTAGGACGCGCCGGCACCAGCGCATGGCCTCTTCGAGGTTGTCCTCCTGGAAGGCAGACATGGCTAGATTCGCCATGGGAAGGTGCGACTTCGGGTCCACCTTGTTCGCCTTCAGGAACGCAGCGCGAGCGCGCTTCTCGTCACTCATGCCGGAATAGCACATCCCCAGGTTGTTCCACGGCTCCAACCGGTCAGGTCGGAGCTGCGTGCACCGCTGATAGAGGTTCGCCGCCAGACCGTACCTCTCGGCCCGCGAGTACGCCTCGGCGATCACGAACAGCGCTAAAGCATCGTCTGGGTTCTCATTCAGCTTCGCCGTCGCTCTCGCCACCGCTTCATCTGGGTCTTCGTCGATGAGCTTCGAGAGCTTGAGGTATTCGTCCTTCAAAACGCCCCCGCCGTGGTGAAGAGTCGCCCGTACTTGTCCTTGTTCTTCGCCAAGAACTTCCGCACCGCCTTCGCTGGCTGTGTGTAGATGTCGAACCCGGTCTCCGTCTTGATCTTGAGAATCACAGAGTTCGGAATGTGAACGCAGTGCATGAGGTTGCTCTTGATCCCCGCCGCGGTGTACTCCGGCGCGTTCCGCAGGTTCTGTGCGTAATCCAAAGCTGGTTCAACGTCGCTTTCGTACTGCACCACGAGCTTGTCGTTCTGCGTCCCGATCCGGGTCCGCATGCCTGTCATCGCATCGTATGAATCTTCGAACATTCTCATGAAAAGAGGCCCCGGGCCTTGTTAGGGCCCGGGGCCGAGGCAACTGCGGGACTAGCCCGCAGGGAGGAGGTCATTACGAGGCTTGCAGGCCTTGGACCTTGGCGCTCGAATCCGGGTTTCGGCCAACGAGCGTCCATTCGCACAGGAGCTCACCGCGCGTCGCGTCACCCGTCTTCGCCCGCTCCTCAAACCGGATGTTCCGCAGCCACGCGGTTGCCCAGTACTCGGTATCGAGGCAGAGAAGGGTGTTCGTCTTCATGTACCGGTTGAGCATGATCTTGTGCTCCCCGAAGTCGGAGATGTACAGATCAACCCCGCCGAGAACCACCGCGTTCGCCATGCGCCCGCCTTGGTTCTGGTTCACCGAAACACCGGCGTACTTCTGCGCACCCGCGAAGGTGGCAATCTTCCTCTTTTGGAACGTGTTGCACATGACCACGCCGGGGTCGCCGCCGTCCTGCCAGGCAGCATCCAGGGCCGAAACGAACGTCGTCTCATCCAGGTTGCCAGAGGTGCCGTCAGTCACAGCGCCCCACGCACCCGAGGCGTAACCAGGGGTCGTGCCGGTTGTGTTGCCGCTCGACAAGATGCGGTTGCCCGCAATCATCGTCTCGATACCGCCCATGCGACGAATCTGGTTCGCCGAGCCGGACGAGGATGCTTGATCCCGAACGATGGTGAACTCGATATCACGCTTGAGTTCGCGGCCCTTCTTCGCCAGCTGGTAGGCAAACTCTTCCTTCCGGCCGTACTTGCGCACCGCGTCAGCCGTGCCCGATACCATCACAGTTTTCTTGCTGATCTGCAACTGGTTCGTGAGCATCGTGGTCGGGGTCACCGTCGCATAGGTGCTGTCGTCACCTTCCGCGAAGGCGTTCGTCGCGGCGGCCGCGAGCGAGTCCGTCTGCCACTGGTGCAAGGTTGCCTTGGCCGAGTCCCGCTTGAACATCGTCAGGCAGGGGGTTTCGGTCGGCGAGATGTTGAAAATGATGTCCTCGACATCTTCGGCCAAGCCGATGAGGTCATAGGTGTCGGTTGTGCCGGCAGCTTGTGCCATGGGGATTACCTCTTGAGCATTGACCGCGCCAGCAAAGCAGCAACCGCATCATCGGGTTTGCCGCTCCGCTTCAGGCGGGACATCGCGTCCGTTGCCTTCTGCGCGGCGGGTTTGGTTCCTTGCGTCGCCCCCGGCTTCACCGTCGGCGAAGCAGCAGCGGCAACGCGCCGTTCTGTCGTGGCTTTGTGCTCTCGCATCTTCCGGCCATAGGCAGCATCCGCGAGGATTTCCACCATCCATGGCTCGGTGATGTTCTGCAACGCCTCCACGGG